AACAACTAATAAGTTTCCAGAAGATATAATCACCAGAGATGAGGCTGTGAAAACAGCACTGGAAAATCCGTATGCTGCGATTATCAGTTTGGGTGGATTGGAATTGTATGAGTTTGTTGTGTGCTTCTGGAATGAAGTAAGTGATGATGAATTTAAGACGAACTGGCACATAGAATACCTCTGCCAGCAGCTTACAGAAGTGGCCGAGAGAGTTGGGAATCACGAAAAGAAGTTGTTTGACGTAATCATAAACATTCCTCCGGGAACTTCGAAGACAATTATATGCTCAATCATGTTTCCGGTGTGGTGCTGGACACGTTGGCACTGGATGCGGTTTATCACAGGATCATATTCCAGTGATTTGTCTTTGGAAAGTGCGGAAAAGAGCAGAGACGTGATGCGGTCTGATAAGTTTAAATTGCTGTATCCTGATATAATCATAAAAGAAGATAAAGATACTAAATCAAATTACAGGATAGCGAAGAGAGAACGTGATAAAGATGGTAGAATACGTAGGGTGATTCTGGGAGGAGGAAGATACAGCACATCCACAGGTGGAACAATCACCGGGTTTCACGGACACATAAACATCTGGGATGATCCACTTAATCCAAAGCAAGCTGTTTCTGATGCTTTGTTGAAAGTGGCAAATGACTGGATTACTCAATCAGCATCTACACGTAAAGCTGATAAAGATGTTTCGGTGACGATTATGGTCATGCAGAGACTACATCAAAATGACCCAACCGGGTTTATGATGGAAAAGACGAAAGAGGGAAAGTTGATTAAGCAGATTTGTTTGCCGGGGGAGATTCGACACTTCAAAGATCAATTGGCTCCACCAGAACTTGAAAGCTTTTACAAAGATGATTTGCTCGACCCGGTTCGATTATCTTGGACTGCGCTGAAAGAAATGGAAGCTGATTTAGGGCAATATGGATATGCCGGACAGGTAGGTCAGCACCCAACCCCTCCGGGCGGGGGTATGTTTAAGGTTGACAATTTCCAAATAATAGATGCTTTGCCGGGCGACATTCATAGACAACAAGTGATGCGCTATTGGGACAAGGCCGGGACGGAAGGGGCCGGCAAAAGAACAGCGGGTGTGAAGATACTTAAACTCGCGAACAGGAAGTGGGTTATTTTGGATGTTAGAAAGGGTCAGTGGGCCGCAGAGAAGCGGGAGAGGATCATCCGGCAGACAGCGGAGGGTGACGAGCGGAATTGCGAAATAGGAATCGAACAGGAGCCGGGAAGTGGAGGAAAAGAAAGTGCAGAGGCTACGGTTAAAAATTTGGCCGGGTTTGTTGTACACAAGGACCTTCCTAAAGGTGATAAAATATACAGAGCAGAACCTTTTGCCATTCAAGTCAACGAAGGCAATGTGATGCTGTTAAGAGGGGATTGGAACCACGAATTTGTAGAAGAGTTGAGATTTTTTCCATTCGGGAACTACAAAGACCAAGTTGATGCTGCATCTGCTGCATTTAATTTACTGGCTTCAAAACGAATTGCCGGAAGAATAACATAATTCTAATTTATTTAATTAAATTTGCGAAACATGCACGGATATTTTTACACAACAACAGGAGGAGTTACACATTACGTTTACTCTACGGATTCTACATCATGTCAGTCAATAATATATTGTTTCACAACACAAAATAAATTAATTTAATCTTAAAAATTATGAACACAGGTAGAATCAAGTTTTTTAATGAATCAAAAGGGTACGGTTTCATTATCCCAAATGATGTGAATCAACAAGAGATTTTCTTTCATTGTACAAAAGTGCTGGGTAAAGTATCAAACGACGTAGAAGTCGAGTATGAAGTTGAAACAAACAAAAAAGGATTGGCTGCAATCAATGTAAAGCGGATTTCCTAAAATAAACATACATGAAAAGGACAACACCATCAGATAAAATAACCGCCAATGGGCGGGAAATACAAGCGTTGGCCAGTACGCTGGTAGCAAGAGCTTCTTTAGCGGCTTCACTCGGCCAACAAACGTATGGTGGTGATCGCGACATATACCAAGCATTAGGCTACCCAAATAAAATAAAGTATGGTGATTATGTTGCACGGTATTTTAGACAAGATATAGCTAAAGCAATCATAGATCGCCCCGTGAAGGCCACATGGCAAGGCAAGCTTGAACTTGTAGAATCAGAGAATGATGAAACTCCTTTCGAAAAAGCTTGGCTTGATTTAAAAGATAAGTTTGATTTACAATCCATATTTTCCAGAGTAGACAGATTAACCGGGCTTGGAAGATATGGTATTCTTTTGTTGGGTTTGGATGACGTTAAGGAAAATACTGATTTTAGAAATCCTGCTGTTGGGAAAAGGAAGCTTGTATATTTGATGCCTTTTGGGGAAGGCTCGGCTTTGATTAATACGTATGTCACGGACCCTAAGAATCAGAGATACGGAAAACCCCTTACCTACAATATCACTGTACAGCAAATGGAAGGTGGAAACAGTTTAGTGATAGAGGTCCACTATTCCAGAGTAGTCCACATTGTTGAAAATCCATTGGAATCTGATGTTGAAAGCACACCTGTCTTGGAGGTTGTGTTCAATCGCCTAATTGATTTGGAGAAACTTGTTGGAGGTGATGCTGAAATGTTTTGGAGAGGAGCAAGGCCGGGATACGCTGGCACAGTTAATCCTGAATTTCAAATGACCCCGCAAACTAAATCAGATTTAAAAGATCAGATTGATGAATATGAACATAATCTACGAAGGATATTAGTAAATGAGGGGATTGATTTAAAAGCATTAGCTCAACAAATATCAGACCCAATAAATCACGTTGAGGTGCAGATTATGATGATTTCAGCAGTAACCGGAATTCCAAAACGAATATTAGTAGGGAGTGAGCGCGGGGAACTGTCTTCGGCACAAGATTCAGGGGAGTGGAAAACGTACATCAATATCCGTAGAACAGGACACGCCGAACCACACATTGTTCGGCTGTTCGTATTGCGTTGTCAGGAATTAGGGATTTTACCACAAACATCCACAGGAAAATATTCGATAAGTTGGGAGGATTTGTTTGCTTTGAGTGAAGGGGACAGGGTAAAGATTGGCCTCGACCGTTCAACAGCGATAAAGAACTATACAGCCAGCCCATTGGCAGAGGTGATTATGCCACCAGAAGCTTTTGCTGAGTTCTGTCTTGGATTCTCTTCTGATCAAATCAATAAGTTGAGGCAGCTTATGGGAGGGCCGGGAGCATTGGAAGATGCCAGCCTACAAAAAGCCCAACAAGAGGCTGCAAGTCAAATACTCCCAAAAGTTCCGATTAAACAAATACCAGCAAAAACACCTATTCCTAAGTAAATAGATATGGTTGATGTTAAAAATTTAATAGCTGTAAATATAGCCCGTGACCCAACGCATACAACAGGGTTGCGTAATTTGTTTGTCAGTGACGTTGATCGTCGCTTCAATGAGCTAATTTCGGTGATTAAAACGACCGTAGATACGAATGATTGTTTTGGTTTAAAGCAAATACAAACACATCAAGTTACTCCGGCAGGTTGGCAAGCGTTTAATTATAGGTTAAGTCAAGAAAAGGTAGCTAAATTCATGGAATGGCTACAAACACAAGTGAATTCTGGGATTTTAAACGTTAAGGAATATGAGCAAATTGGAACTGCTATAAATTTAGCATGGACAAATAAATATATTCTTGATTCATATAAAAGAGGGGTGATTCGTGCCCGATATGAATTACAAAAAGCCGGATATAATGTCCCGTCAATTGAATCAACTGGTGGAGTTGAAATGGCAATAGCTTTGCCTATTCATTTAGATCGAATTGGTTTACTATACACAAGAACTTATACAGATTTAAAAGGGATTACTGAGGTAATGGATACTCAGATAAGTCGAATTTTAGCACAGGGAATTGCTGATGGTGATAGTCCTATACTACTTGCTCGTAAAATGGTTTCTGTGATAAATGGACAAGGTTTAGGTGATCTTGGGATTACTGATTCTTTAGGTAGGGTTATTTCGGCAAAAGTTATAGCTGAAACCCTTGCTCGAACCGAAATCATACGTGCTCATCATATCGCGACAATCCAAGAATATCGAAATTGGGGAGCATTGGGAATAATTGTCAAAGCAGAAGTAGTGACTGCGGGTGACGATAAAGTATGCCCTGTATGTGATGCTTTGGCTAAGGGAGGGCCATATACACTTGATGAAGCAGAAAAATTAATTCCGGCTCATGGGAATTGTAGATGCTGTTCTATTCCAGTATTAATAAATTAATGTATATTTGTGTAACATTTAAAAAATAAAAACTATGATCTCAGCTAATGGATTACCAGAAACAAGCAATACAGGAGATAGAGCGCCATTGGATTTGGTCACATCTCATTCCACCCCAGTAATCCCAGAAGATGATAATGGCATCCCTTGGACTTCTGGATTTTATATATTTTCAGGGAATTCTGATATGGTGGAGATTGAATCAATACCTATGTCAAATACAAAACCAGCTAATCTTTGGACTGATGCTGATTATAAGACTCAATATGTATTTCCGGGAGGTAATTTTGAAAAAATACGTGCTGTGAAAGAAAAGGATACTATTACAAAATTATACGCTGTAAGATAGAATAATATGGGAATAAATCTCGGATTTGGTTTAGGGATAAGTAAAGTTAAAAATTTAATATCAGGCATTCCTGGTAGAGCTGATGCTTTATTCACTCTTGATGGTACAATATCCGGCGATAACTTCGTTGATAAAATCAATGGTAAACTATTCCCTATCGCCAATAAAGACTTTTCATCTGATGTAAAAGGATTCCCATACAAAACAGCATCAACCATTTCGGCTCCGGCAAATGATTCGGTTTTACAGGCAACTGACATAAATCATTTTTGGTACGCGACAGACGGGACACCGAATCAAATACCTGTTACGGCATTCGCATCCTCAGATATAGATTTAGAAAATCGGGGATTTGCAAGACATTTACCTCAAAAACTCGACGCGAATGGAGTTGAAACATTCGAGCCAAGGGTTGTAGATATTACACTTTATACTAATCCAAAAACTGGTGCAGATTTAGTAAAATGTCAAACCTATTACAATGTCCCAAGTGCTGAAATTTACTGGCTTAACTTAGCATCAGGCAACGACTCCCAATCAGGTTTAACAAAAGCGCTATCTAAAAAAACTGTTGCAAATACTGAAACAACATTCACAACCGGAGGCGTAAACGTCCTGACTGGCGCTGATACTGACACTTCAATAACTCTAACAAAAGTAATCAACTGGATAGGTAAAGGATTGTCAGTGATTAAAACGACTGCCACAGCTAATGGAGTTATTCGTGCTGGTAATACAACAAATGCAAGAACAATAAAAGGTCTTATTATAGACGGACAATCTCAAAATGGTTGGATTGGCATTAATACAACATTTTCAAATTTCACTATTGAAAAATGTTATTTCAAAAACTGTAAATCAACAGCTGATGGGATTGGTGTTTATGCGGCGTTTACTTCTGATAATATTATTGTAAAGGATAGTATACTAACAGGGTCACTTAATTATGGAGGTTATGCGAGTTTTTCTGAAATATCAGGATGCTTAGTCACATCTACAACAGCAGCAGGATTATTTAGATCACTAAAAAATTCGATAATAAAAAATAATAAAATACTTGCATCTATTGCAACTGGTAGTTTTATGTTTCAAGTTGAAACATTAGGGGCTGAAATATACGGGAATACATTAGTTAATAATGGTTTAGGTGGTATTTTTTACGATAAAGCTAATACAACTTTTAAAACAAAATTCAATTTTAATACGATTTTACAAAGTGATATAGGAGGTTCACCAAATATCTATATTAATCTCCGGGGTATTAATTCAGAATTAAATAACAATACAATAACATTAACTGGAGTATCTATAACTGGAACTGCAAATGCTGTTCGTGTTATACTATTTTCAAGTGTTACTACTCCAAGTTGCTGCAATAACGTAATAGAATCTAACTCAGCATCTATATTTTCGCACATTGAACTCGAATCAACTACAGTAGTATGTGGAGCAGGGAAAGCAAACAACAATAGAATATTAATTAAAAAAGCTATAAATAGTGTAGTTATAGCATTTGATGAAGAAAAGGCCGCAGCTCAACATAATCATTTCGATGGATTTGAAGTAAATGATAACGTAGTCTATTGTCCTGCTTATTACGGTAATGGATATGGTACAATGCATGCATTATTTGCATGGGGAAACAATGGGGATATGCTTCGAAATTATGTAAATGGAGCATGGATTGGCTGCTTAATGAAAGGGGCCGGGTTAGTTGTAAATTTTAATATGGCATATAATAAGCTAATTAACTGTGGTGTAAGCCTATATATAAAAGGCGTTTCCGGTGCGACAATCAATAATAATTATGCTGATACTAATTGTAATGTTTCGAGTACACATATAATTGACATAGTAAATAATGGAGCGTCGGTTGCTCACGGAACATTTGTACATAACAACACATTAATTTATAGAGGCACTAATGCAGCAGTAAGAGCAATATATATTGATTTTGCTGATAATTTAACGGGGTTTACAAGTGACTATAATACTTTTTATTCTACAAATGTGAACATAGTAACAGTTGGTTCAACAAATTACACATTTGCTCAATGGCAAGCATTAGGATATGATTTGAACTCTACGTTGTTAAGCTCACCACCTGCATTCGATGATTCTGAAATTGTACATTAAAAAAGAAATTATATGGATAATAAAATTTTAGACAATACACTACCTAAAGCTAATTTAAAATTTATCATATTCCATAAGCCCACAAAAACTGAGATAATAATGCCTGTATTAAGCATTTGTGATGAGTATAGTGAATTGGCATTTGGAACAAGTGAAAAAGATTATGATGGCAAGTAAAATGGTATAGGTAGGCTTCCCAGCTATTTAGGAAGCGAGAATATTAACGACTATGATATATATATATGTTGAGATAAATGGAATCCTACATTTATATTCTGGGATACTTTATTCTGAAGGTAAAGAGTTCGATAAATATTAAAAAACTTTAAACATGAAAACTAAAAATGATGAAATTGACCCACTTTCAATAGAGGAAGTGAAGGATGAAAATAAGAATGTAAAAGTAGATGACACCCTTCCAAATTATGCACCATACGGCGGTGGGGGTGATGATCCACAAGACGGACAATGTTAATTGCATGAGAAAGTTTCTATCATTCACATCAAACCCAAAAGTGATTATATTAATATTTTCAATTTTTTGGATATTAAGTGTGGTTTACATGCGATTTTGTGAAAATATTAGACTTGTAGATTCTCACGGTCATTTATACGGGAAATACCCAACTTTGGGATGGAATTTTTTGGCTAAAGAGAATACACACATGCACATCATATTACTTGATTTTATTATTTTAGCATTTATATCAAATAAACTAATAAAAAGTGTGATTTGGACTGATGTTTTGTTTATGTCACAAAAAGCAATCATACAAATAATCGGCCTTCTTTTCGGAAAGGTTCCAGCTTGGACTAATCAAAGAATAATTGGATTATATATGACATTAGGGATATTGGTAATATTCAGTATTGTTTATAGCAAGGATTTTATTAAATTAGCGTTGATTTTATGGGATAAATTAAAAAAGCATTGTGTATGGCTAAAAACTTTTGGGATCTGATGGGCAGTATGCTGCTTGCCGCTGTTTTTTTTATCTTGATCTACATATTGGTCATTACGTCATGGGATGTTACCAAAGAAGCGAAATTAGCAGCAATTGTTACGATAGTGGTTGGGTTCGGTATATTCATTGCTAAATGGATTTCAAATCATAAAAAAGAAGAGTTGGGTAAAAAGGCAGATGTGGTGGATCTTGAAAGTCAAAAATTGATTTTGAGTAATCATATAAAAGAGGACGATGAGCGGTATCATATCCATAGAAAATCAGACGATGACCGCTATGATGAAATGAAAGCCATCATTGAACAAAGCTTACATTTAGCCAAAGAGGGGCGTGAAACGGTTGTTAGAATAGAACAATGGATTTTAACAGGGCAAATAACTAAAAAAGCATATAAATAAGGAGGAACTCAAAATGCCATACACTTTAAAGGATGTAGACAAGCACAACAAAGGATTATCCAAAAAACAAAAAGCCCAATGGGTAGCGGTAGCCAATTCTGTGCTTGATAAATGTATAAAAAATGGGGATGATGAGAGCACATGCGCCGCATCGGCCATAAAACAAGCTAATGGGGTTGTTTCTACGAATCAGTTGCATGTCAATGTAGCAAATACTGGATATGTGATTAGACAAGAAACACATCAAGGTAGAAATCACATCATAGTTCCTGTTGTAATGATGGTGGAAGGTGTGCATAGCGGTTCTAAAGGAGCTTTATTGCATCAAGCAGATGAACTCGGTAAATTTCCAGCATCATGGGATGGTATTCCTGTTGTGATTAATCACCCAACCGATAATGAAGGAAATAATGTATCAGCTAATTCTCCTGAGATAATAGATTCGGAGGTTACAGTAGGGAGAGTTTACCATGCACACATGGTTGATTCTAAATTAGTAGCGGAAGCATATTTAGATGAAGCTAAATTAAACGAAGCATCTCCAAATGCTTTATCAGCTATAATGAGTGGCAATCCACTTGAAGTGAGCATTGGTGTTTTTACAGATGAAGAAGAAGTGCCCGGAGTGTGGCATGATGAACAATATAGTGCTGTGGCTATAAACCATAGACCAGACCATCTCGCTCTTTTGCCCGGAGGGACCGGAGCTTGTTCATGGGAAGATGGATGCGGCATTAGAGTGAATCAAAAAAAGGAAGGAGGGAATGTAATAATGAAAAATGAAAAATTAATTGATGCTATTAAAACCCTTAATTTGAATAATTTTACAATAAATGAGATCAATACCAATGAAGAAGGATATAATGTTAAAATGGAGATTCTAAGACGACTTGTAGATAGTTTAGATGATCAAAAAGTGTATCATTATTTGGAAGAAGTGTATGATCAGTATTTTATTTATTGTGAGCGATTAAAAGAAGGAGGGGAAAGTAAATTATTTCGACAAGATTATCGAATTGTGGAAGACCAAACTGAATTGCTTGGAGATCCTGTTGAAGTGATAAAGAAAATAGACATCGAGTATTCTCCAATTCAAAGCAATATAAAAAGGACTAAATTTAATATTAATTCAAAAGGAGGTAGTAAAATGAATGGTAAAGAAGGATGCGGACAGTGCATGGAAAAAATTGTAGCAATTATTAATACAAATGCTGCTGGCATGACTGCTGACAACCGCGAATGGCTATTAACACAGGAAGAAGCCACTTTGGACATGTTGTTATCAAAGAAACCTGTTGAAAATAAAGTAGAAGTGAATACTTTAACATCGGAACAGATCATCAATGCGATGTCTGCCGAAGACAAAGCTGCTCTTGCTTTCGGGCGTAGGCAATTAGCTGAAAAAAGAGCTACTATGGTAAAAGGGATTCAGGATAATACCTCGAAAGAGTTATGGCCTGATGCGGTACTAAATGCACTCAGTGAAGATTTTCTTGAAAAGTTGTATACTTCTGTAAATGTAAATACAGAGAGTGATGTTAATTATGCTTTAAACGCAAATTCACGTCACATTGATACAAACGCAGAAGAAGGATTGTATCCTGTGGATATTACATTTGACGCTAAAAAATAAGAAAGGAGAAAACTATGTCAAAATTTAATTCTATCATTTTAAAAAGGTATCTGCATATTCAGGAAGAATATGCCGCTGCTGCTGCAATCATTCCGGGGATGCTCGTTGAGCTTACCAGTGCTGGCACAGTTCAAAAACATTCGGGAGCTGGCAAAAGTGCAATCCCTATGTTTGCCATCGAAGATGCTTTGCAAGGAAAAGGTATAAATCAAAATCTTGCTGCTGATAATTATGCTGTGGGGGATATTGTTCGCTGCTGGATTCCCACAAGAGGGGACATCGTGTATGCTCTCTTAAACGATGAGGAAAAGGTTGTGATTGGTGATTTTGTTGAAAGTGCTGGAAACGGATACCTTCGCAAAGCCACTCGAACAAATGACAGTTGGGAATCTGCTGATGCAAATCCCGGTGGTGGGCAACATTCTATTTACACTTTGCATCTTGTAGGGCAGGTTCTTGAAGCAAAGGATTTAACTTCTTTGGAAGGGTCAGAATCAAGTGCTGCAACAGCCACTACTACTCAGTATGTGCAAGTTCGAATTGTTTAATTAAAGAAAGGAGGAAAAGATATGAACGTAAATATAGACTTATTTGGAAAAGGCGGGAGCAAAGGAGCGGTTGCTAACATGATTATGTCAAATGGTAAACTCAATCCCGGAACTATGCGCCCTTTTATTGGGAGTGATGGTAATTCGTATATCACTTTTTACAAGGGAGGTGATCCTAAAAAGCCCGATAGCTATTCCACGCAGAAAATAAACACCAATGCCACGCTTAGACGTGATGAGTGGAAGCAGCTTGATGAAGCTTTGCTTGCTGTATCGCGCCAACGTCTTGGTGGTGTTCAGGATTTGATT